ATGACAGCTAGGCAAGCAGCCCAGATGTGGGGTTACGAGCGTGTATCAGACAAGATCAGAACGGCATTAGAAAAGAATCCAGAACGTGAGTTTGAGTTTTTGCATTGCGTCAAACCCAATCAGGACATCAAGCCTGGCCGTAAAGACTATCGCGGCATGAAGTGGATCAGCTACTACGTTTGCTATGAAAGCCGCATGATTATGAGCGAAGGCGGCTACGAGACATTTCCGTATGCGGTCAGTCGGTATGTAACAGCGCCAAAGGAAATCTATGGACGGTCACCGGCTATGACGGTGCTGCCTGACATCAAAATGATCAATGAGATGAGCAAGACTGTGCTGCGGGCTGCGCACAAGATTGTTGATCCACCGCTGTTGCTGCAAGAAGATGGGGTGCTGCAGGCGTTTAATACTCGGCCAGGCGCACTTAACTTTGGTGGCGTAGACGAGCAGGGCCGGCAGGTGGTGCAGCCATTGCAGACTGGCGCACGGGTTGACATTGGCATGGACATGATGGAGCAGCGCCGCCGGGTCATCAATGACGCATTCTTGATCACCTTGTTTCAGATCCTAGTTGAAGCGCCCACCATGACGGCCACCGAAGCCATGCTGCGGGCGCAGGAAAAAGGCGCATTGCTTGCACCGACGATGGGCCGGCAGCAGTCTGAGATGCTTGGGCCAATGATTGAGCGTGAGCTGGATATCTTGGCCAGGGCTGGCGTGTTGCCACCGATGCCTGAAGCGCTGCGTGAGGCAGGCGGCGATGTTCAGATTGAGTATGTGTCGCCATTAAACCGGGCGCAGCGGGCTGAAGAGGGCGTGGCCATACTGCGTACCCTTGAGGCTATTGGCCCATTGGCACAGATTGATCCTCGGGTAATGATGATTTTCAAGCCTGAAGAGATTGCTAGGGAGCTGTCAGAGATTAATGGCGTACCGGCCAAGATCTTGCGCAGCAAGGAAGAGATGGAAGAGATGGTGGCCCAAGAGCAGCAGGCAGCCCAGGCGCAGCAGCTGCTGGCGGCAGCACCTGTGGCAGCCAGTAGCGCTAAGACCTTGGTTGAGGCCCAGGCATTGGCAGGTCAAGTACCGCAAGCATTGCCCATCTAATGGAAAAACTACTCGCACGAATACTTAAGCGCAAGTACGCATACCGCCGGTTATTTCTTGGCGACAATGGTTTAAACGGCGATGGCCAGGTAGTGTTGGCCGATCTTGCCAAGTTTTGCAAAGCCAACAGCTCAACAGCTGTGGTTTCCCCTGTATCCCGGCAAGTCGATCCAATTGCATCAGCTTTGGCTGAAGGCAGGCGGGAAGTCTGGCTGCGGATCATGGCCCATCTTTATCTTGAGGAGAGGGTGGTCTTTAATCTGAACCAAAGTGAGGACAATGATGGATGAAATGCAAGGGTCAGCACAAGCTGGCAACCCTGCTGCGACTGACGCGGCGGGAACACAAGCCCTGTCGGGTCAACAGATGTACAACAACGGATCGACAGGTGTTCAACAGACCAATGGGCAGCCTAATCAAACGGGCAATCAATGGTATTCGCAGCTGTCGGAGGAAACACGGGGTTTCGTGGAGACCAAGGGCTGGCAAAGCCCTGACGATGTTGTGCAGTCGTACACCAATTTGGAGAAGCTGCTAGGCGCAGACAAGTCTGGGCGTGGCGTGGTCATGCCTAAAGAGGATGCGGCAGCAGAGGAATGGGGCAAGTTCTATGACCGGCTGGGCAGGCCAAAGTCGGCAGATGAGTACAACCTGCCTATACCGCAAAACGATACTGGGGAATTTGCTAAAAAAGCAGCAGGCAAGTTTCATGAGCTGGGCATTACGGCCAAACAGGCCCAGAGCTTGGCTGAGTGGTGGAATATGAATGCTGACGAGATGCAAAGCAGCCAGGTAAACCAGCAAATGCAGAACGCTGAGATGGAAATGAACGTGCTGCAGTCTGAATGGGGCAAGGAATACGATGCCAACATTGAGGCAGCCAGGCGGGCCACACGGCAGTTTGGGGTCAAAGAGCAGATGCTGGAGAAGATTGAGAATGCCATTGGCACACGGGAAATGCTCAAGCTGTTTGCCAACATTGGCAAGGGCGTAGGCGAGGATTCGTTTGTTGACAGCGGCAAAAGTAGTGGGTTTGGTATATCGCCAGAGGCTGCTAGGGTTCGCATTGGCCAGCTTAAAGCTGACCCAGACTGGTCAAAGAAGTATCTTGGTGGCAATGCAGACTCAAAAGCAGAGCTTGAACGATTAATGCGAGCAGCGTATCCTCAATGACAAATGTTGCACAAATGCGCATCGAGTGTTTAAAATTAGCGCATCGGTCTGATCTGCCACCAAATCAGGTGGTAGATCGGGCTAGAATGTACGAAGAGTATGTTTTGGGAGCGGAGCAATCCGCGCTGCTAGACAATCGCCCCAAGCGACCTAGCGGGCAATCGGGAAAGACTGATAAGCGTTAACCGGCTGTACGGTATGAACGGCCCCAGATTTGGACAAGCCTTTCGCAAATAGTGTTGTTTACCTTTTAACTTTTTGTGGAGGACTTGAATCATGTCATTCAACGTCACAACGCACTTTGTCCAAACCTATACGACAAACGTGCAGCTGCTTTTGCAGCAAAAAGGCTCCAAACTGCGCAGCGCTGTTTCGGTTGGTTCTTACTCTGGTAAGGCTGCCAAATGTGTTGAACAGGTTGGCCCAGTAACCGCGCAAAAGCGCACTATCCGTCATGGGGATACTCCCCTGATTTCGACACCTGCTGATGCTCGTTGGGTATTTCCCACCGATTATGAGTGGGCTGACCTGATTGATGACCAGGATAAGCTGCGTATGCTTATTGATCCTCAGTCGTCTTATGCTCAAAATGGTGCTTACGCACTTGGCCGGGCAATTGATGACGAGATCATTAGTTCATTCTTTGGTGATGCCAAGACTGGCGAAAATGGTTCGACTACCACTCAGTTCCCCGCTGGCCAGCAAGTTGCTGCCACAGTTGGATCAACGGGTGCTACCGGCCTGAACCTTGCCAAGCTGCGCGAAGCCAAGAAAATCCTGATGGAAAATGAGGTGGACATTGACAATGACCCGCTGTTCTGCATTATTTCTGCCGAACAGCATGATGATTTGTTGAACGAAGCCCAGGCAATCTCGCTTGATTACAACACCAAGCCCGTCTTGGTTGATGGCAAGATTACCGCATTTATGGGGTTTAATTTCATTCACACCGAGCGCTTGCCTGTTGATGGTTACTCATCGGCGTGTGGCTGCATTTGCGCAATCAGGAATGCACCTCGGGTTCTGGAACGATATCAACACTAATATTTCTGAGCGGGCCGACAAGGGTTATGCAACCCAGGTTTATGTCAAAGGCACGTTTGGTGCTACCCGCACCCAAGAGAAAAAAGTTGTTGAAATCAAATGTGCTGAATAAGGAGAGTAATCATGGCTCAAACATTTGCATCTGAAGTATCTGGCCTTGGTACTATTCCTGAAACCAATGCCAATGGAGCTGTTCAAGGTGGCCGTCTGCGCCGTTTTCGCGCAACGATTGCCCTGGCTGCTCAAGCTGATGGCGATACCGTGGTTCTTGCTCGGGTTCCTGCTGGTTACGCTTTTGCATACGGCATCATCAATGCATCAGCGACACTTAGCACCTCAAGTGTGGCTATTGGTGTAGCCGGTACGGCTGGTAAGTATCGTGCTACGGCTGTGTTTACTGCTGCTGCTCCCACGCTGTTTGGTGCGGTTGCAGCTGTGGATGACGCACCGTTAACCGATGCTGAGACAGTTATCCTTACCAACACCGTTGCTGCCCTACCAGGCAGCGGCACGTTGGTTGTGGATCTGTTCTATAGCGCACCATAAGTAGCAACCGGGGGGCTACGGCCTCCCGGTCTTTATTAGGAGAACGAAAATGGCTTCACGCTTTTACGCTTTGGACATTGGCGATAATGAGTACGAGGTTTCAGAGGGTGCGACTACCCAGAGCAAAACCGTTGAAGTAGCGGTTGATCTGGCAGACAACGCCACCCGTGAACAGGTGCTTATTGCGCTAAAGAACATTGAGAATTACATTCTGCGCGACATTTGGCCACCGGCCTAAAAGGTGATCTATGGCCTCGCAGGTTGAGATTGCCAATCGGGCATTAACCAAGCTGGGCGCTGCGCGGATCATTTCATTTGGAGATGACAACAAGCAGGCCAGATCGGTTCAATCCATGTTTACCATTGTGCGTGATGCCGAGCTGCGGGCGCACATATGGTCGTTTGCTGTCAAACGAGCAAGCCTACCGGCATTAGTTTCAACCCCAGTCTGGGGGTTTGATTTCCAATATGAGCTGCCTAGCGACTGTTTGCGGCTAATCCAGGTCAATGATTTCTATCAAGGGCCGTCAATGGATAATTACCGCAATCAATCGACTGCGGAATACATGTTGGAAAACAATAAGATTGCAGCTAACTATGCAGCGCCGCTCAAGATCAGATATGTAAGCCGGGAACAAGACCCAGCACAATGGGATGCAACTTTTGTTGAGGCCATTGCATGTCGCCTGGCTGCTGAGATGGCCGAAGATTTAACGCAATCAAATGCCAAAAAAGATGCGGCTTGGAAGGAATACCAGATGGCGCTGATGTCTGCTATTCGTTCTGGCGCTGTTGAGCAGCAACCACAAGACATGCCCGATGACAGCTGGGTATTGAGCAGAATTTAAGCGAGGACAATCATGGGATTTAGATCACCAGAATCAGACACCACCAAAATGCGTGGCGTTGTTGCTCGCGAAGAGCAATGCCAACAAATGCTTGATGGAAACAGTTTTTATGCATACAAAGTTGCTTTGCCAGGCTCGGCACTTGCCAATGGTGCAGCCATTCAACTGGTATTTACTACTGGCGGAAACACCAATGCTT